TCAACGTCGGCAAGGATGGATAACTTAAGCGTTCTACTTCCAGCCATTATTTATCCCACTCTTTCAATATCTTGGAAAATGCTTCTTCCCATTTCTTCACTAGTTCAGGCTGAATTTTGCGAAGTGCTGGATAGATGAAATAGCCAGAATTTCCTCGACCTTTACGGGGAGTGCGTCTTGGGAACTGACGATAACGATTAGATCCGAATTCGTAACCTGCCCAGAGGTCTTTAGTTGATCCTCCACCAGAGAAACGCTGAGACGCGAATCCGTAAGAGAGCTCGCCAATCTTCGAGGTTTTGGAAACTTTAACGCCACTTGTAATGCGATCGACAACGGCTTGTCCAAAGGTTCGAGTGATTCCGTAGGCTTTAATCTCGTTGGCGGCATATTGAGCCAACGCACTACTTTCGCGTTTAGCCGCATCAACAGCTTCATCATCCATCGCTTTGAAGGCGGTAATGATTGAGCGAAGTTCGCGCTTGTCATAGGAAATCGGCTCATCTGCCATTACCTTTGCGCTCCTTCAATATGTCAATCGCCGTTAATACTTGGTCGATGTCAGTCCATTCACTCATCGGAATTCCGGTTGCTATCGCGATCTCAACAATGAGTCGGTTTATGCTTCCGGATTCGAAGCTTTTGGGCTTTCATCTCCTATCGTCATTTCCTCGACCGATAACTCCCAAATTTCTTGAGACTTAGTCGGTTTTCCTGCCGCTTCGCGTTTGTAAGCAAAGTAGGCTAGATCGAGGAAGTCCGCTTGCTGATAAGCCAAAATATCCTTCATCGAATAGATTGACTTACCCGTTTTACGTTCCCATTTCGCCCACTCAGGGAGTCCAGCGTTATAGGTGACTTCCTCGCCGTTCGTATATTTAATTGTAATACTTAACTTCATAGCTCCCGATCTCCCTCTTAACTAAATGTCTCTGTTACTTCGCCCTTTGAAATCTTAAAGGTGAAGGATACTGTCTGCGCGTCAATTCCAGAACCGCCAGCGGTAGGAAACTCTGGAAGAATTGGAAAAACAAATTGAGCGCCAGTTGCGGCTGTCATTGTTACGCTGATTGTTGTGTCAGGTGCGGATTCAGCTGCGGCCCAAAGTGCCTCGCATACTGAATTAGCTTTACCCCAGTCGGCGAGCATATCGAGCTGGAATGTGCCTTCGATGTTAACTGTCTTGTAAGCCTCGCCATCGAGAGTCTGATAAGTCTCGCGAACGTTGGTCTTAGTAAGAACCGCGTTGGTTGCTTGGGCGTCGATGTCCGTTCCACCTGTGAAAGACAACGAGACGTCGCGACCGGTGATTACTGTGGTTGCCACTTTTTCTCCTTAATTGGTTTGTGTGTAATAGGTGGAGACGCGAATATCGGCGACTAATAAATTAACCGCTCCCACTTGCGTAACCGATGGCCGCTCTACTGGGCCGACTGTGTAGCCGTCCGGTATTACTGCCAAAACTGAAAAGATGAGCTGCTCAAGATTATCAAGAGAGGCTGGGTTGGAAAGATAAGCAACTCCGCAGGTAATAGTTAGGTTAATCTTTGCGTGAATAGTTGCGTCGTTAATTGTGTTAAGTTCTAGATAAGGCGAATCCGGCACAAGAATAACCGCTGGCACTTGAACCGCTTCCGGAACGTATGAATAAACGTTAGCGGAAACTGACCCGAGTGCGGTTGCCAGCGGTGTCCGGATTGAAGATAAAACTGTTGAGGCGGGCATTATCCCACCATTGTCTCAACGTCGAGGTAAGGCCCGAGAAGCCCAGTTACTTTAGCGAGAAGGTTCTTGGAAAGTCTGTAAGGTGTTACTGCAAAGTCAATTCCTTCGATTGATCCGCCAGCTGCGGTTCGGGCTTGGAAGATTTCGACAGAAATAGTTAAAACGGCAGACTCAACGTTAGGATTTGCGACGTAAGTTGATGCTCCTGTCAAAGTTGCAGTTCCAGCTGGAATAATATTTTTTGCTAATACATCATCATTAACAATAGAAGCAGTAAAAAATTCGTCATCATATTGAGAGCCAATGGTTCTTGTGCCGTCGAAAGGATTACCGCATCCTGTAATGACTACTGATTGTTCTTGTGTAAAAAGATTTGGCGTTGAACAAGAAAAATAAGCAATATTGTCGTATAAAGAAACGCCGTCGATTTTAACTTTATAACTGACCAGCATTGGCAAAATAATATTTTCGCTAGTGTCAATTATGTCATTGAGATAAGCGTCTGAATAAAGGGATGACGAGACGCCAAGAATGTTCCTTAGCTCTGTGGCCGTAACTATCGTTGGCATCTCGCCTTCCTTTCGTTTTAAGGGGTTAAGCCCTGCTCGGGAGCGGACAGGGCCTAACTATTGAGTTGGACTAAGCAACCATCCAGCGATAAGCGCCAGCGCCGACCTTTGTAGCCAATGCGCCGTAGCCGTAGTAAGCGACCTTGATTTGACCTGTTGCAACAACGTTGGTCTCTAGGCGGAAACGGCTTGATTCATACCAAGTGTAAGAATCTGGGTTGATGATAACTATTGAGTTATCGCCAGTTGGAGCTGCGGTTGCAAGGTTACGAGCAACGCGTAGGTTGAGACCTAGAACGTTACCGCGAACGGACTGACCGGAAAGGCCGCCACCTTGATTTGATGGGCCGATAAGGTTCTGATAAATCGGACGTCCACCATCAGCAAGGTTCATAATGTTGCCCCATTGTTCTGGGCTAACGAGAATGTTTGTTGCAGTTCCAAGAGTGTTCTTGTAAACGGATACTGAAGCATCGGATACGAAATCCAAGAATCCAGACGCGTCGAGTGTGCGGTTTCCGCCATCAGTTCCGCCAGCAACAAGGCCAGCGATAACTGCTACGTCGGTTGCCTTTGCGTATGCGAATTCCATCTGACGAACGAGTTCATCAAAGAACGCAGGTGAAGAACGATCAAGAAGTTCAACTGAGAACTCTTGTCCGCCAGCGTATTTCTTTACTGATACAGATAGGAACTCATTTGTCATTCCTGTCTCGCCAATTGCGCCTTCTTCGGCTACTTCGGCTACTGCTGGAACGGCAGTTAGTTTAGGTATTTCAAATGACATACCAGCATCAGGAAGGACGCCGCTGGAAATTGAATCTACTGCTGGGCGATCTGCGTTTGATAGTGGGTTGATGATTTCGGTCAACTGACGAGTTGGGATAAGACCAGCGTTGTTAGTTGTTGTGTCATCTGCGGCCATTACATACTGGCGAGCAGCGTCATCGTTGAGAACCTTAGCGCGAACGCTGTTCTCTAGATATTTCGCCTTTGTAAACTCAAGGCGAGGAGCGGTGTAAAACGCTGGGCGTGGCGCAGCGGCTTCCACCTTAGCTGCTTCTACCGCTTCTTCTACGGCAGGAGCAGGAGCGGTAGTGTCTGACACTTGTTCTCCTTCGGTTGTGTTGTCCGCTTCGGCGGTTGCCGGAGCAGAATCTTCTTTAGGTGCTTCGTTTTCTGATGCAGCGACTTCACTAACTCGAGCTGAGTCGATAGCTGGATCGGTTACTAATGAAACTTCGTCGAGGGTTGCTGAGGTAATTTTCATTACGCCAGAAGCATTAACCCATTCGTTAATTTGTGCGCCAACGCTAAAGCCATCCCTTAATCCTTCGGTGGCTTCGATTAAAGCATCTTCTCCGGCCATAGTGTTAGCGATTTTGAACGTAGCCACAATTCCGTTTTTAGTTACTTCGTGAGCGACCATTTTGCCGATTGGACGAGTCCGGTCGTGCTCCAATAGCAATTTAACAGGCTTCATTTCAATTGAGTCCGAAGCGAAAACTGTCGGGCCTACTGAGGTGTTGCCTTGCTCATTCCAAGTAACAATAGTTCCGCTTATTGTGCGCTTAATTGTGTCGGCAGCGGTTACGACCATCGGCATTTTAATTTTCATTTGGAATTAAATCTTCCTCTCGTTGAATCTGCTCGACACTCATCGCACCGATTCGGTTTAGGATTTCATATACTTGAGCGCGTTCCAAAGCGTTACCGCGAAGGAAGTCGTCTAACGCAAAGCGCGTCATTACTGGGTTAGGCACAAAATCCGGTAATGAGAGCCTTTCCTCAATCGCCTTGAGTATTGGGCGAAGTGAGAAATCGACTAGTGAGCGCCGCTCTGATACCGCGTTAGAATAAGTCATTGAAGTAGTTTCGGCGCTCAAGAAGTAAGCAGGGATTCCACAAGCGCGAGCTAATTCCAGCGCTACATATTGGCGAGCCTCTGCAAGCTGTAATGACTTAGGATCAAAACCAAATTCTTTCAAATCTACGTCAGCATTAAGGAAAGCAGTTGAGCGAGATTGACGAGCGGTGCGCCAAGCGCTAAGAAGTGATGAAATTCTTTCAGCAGTTAGATTTGTGCCATTAGATTTCAGAACCATTGAAGGCGCTGGTTCTTTTGCGTAATTAACAGCTGCGTTCTCTAAATAAACGGCCGCCGCGATTGTTTTGCCAGCTCTGTGAAGTAATCCTTCATCAGGGCCATCGAAGCGAATAATAGAACCGACACCAGTTAGCGGAACTGCCATTCCGTCAACTTTGTATCCGGTGATTTCTGTGTTCTTAAAGTTTGTGTCAACTGTTACGCGATCTGGGCTAACGCGAGTCCAAGCGCGAACGCGGCCGCCATCAGTAGCAGCATACATCTCGAGAACTTGTCCATACCCGACCCCATACAACCAAATATCTTCAGCAAGCCAGTTATAAATTACAAAGCCAGCAACTCGAGGATCTGGTTGGTTAATTACTCTGTGCGGATCAACAAATTCGCCAGTAATGCGGTTGAACGTTGTCAGAGGAAGTGAGCCAATAGTTCCGCAGATAATATTTCTAGCGCGAGCAACTGACGGCACACTCATCGCCAACTGGCGAGTTGAATTAGTTGGGCCGCCGAGAATGTTATAAACCGAGTCGGTGATTTGAACCGGTGTTAATGCGGCTTGAACGTCTAAAGGCTTATCAACCTTGACGGCGGTTACTTGTGGAAAGAAGAAATCTCTAATAGCACCCATTACCGCTAAATTGTATGCTATATGTGCTACAGAATAACTATATCTGCCCCGTCGCTAGTTTTAGTGGCGTAGTGAGTCGCCATAGCCGACGCAACAGCTCCACAAATCACCGCATTACTTACTTTGCGACCCATTACCCAACCGCCGTCACCGAAAGGCAATTTGACGGCGGATAGGCATTGTTTAGTCAGCTCATCTTGTCCCGAGTGAGCTAACCGCTGAGATGAGATTGCTCCCAATAACTCATCGCAGCTTTGCGCATAGTCAAGGCCATCTATGGGCTCAGTTCTGATTCCTGCCGGTGCTAATCGCGCAGCAACGGCCGAAGCGGTTCGGGCTGAGTATGCGACTAGTTGGACTGGATACTTACGCACCCATTCCGCCAAGTCATTAGCCAAAGCTTTATCATCGAGATTAGACGGGTTATGCCAAGTCTGCAAGAGGATTACTTGGAATTTATCGCCTTCAAGCTTTTGGCTTGCTACTAGTGCCGCTTGTTTTCTATCAGGACTGAGATCGATAGCCAACCAAGTATCAGATTCAGGGTTGAGCCGAAGCCCCTCAACTTTACAGCTTTCCCATTGTGACGGACTGATAACTGGGTTAATCGTATCGACCCATTGACATAAAACTTCTGTGCGCACAATATCTTCGGGGTCTGACAATACGGCGCGGATATTGTCGGGATGAACTGTGTAACCAAGTGACGGGTTAGCTTGGCAGACGCCTAGCCAAAAGTCCGGTGAGTTATCAAATTTAAGTCCGTTAGGTGCAGACCACTCGAACCAGCCAATATCGTCAGAACCGCCGTGAATTGCTGCGTATGCTCTCTCGCGTAATTTGTTAAGAACTATTGAATGTTGATCTCCGGCATTGGAGTAAACCCATATTTGAGGATTTGGGCTAGCCATTTGGGTATAACGAAGGGCAGACCAAACATCCTCATCTTTATATTCGCGAGCTTCGTCCAAGTGAATGGTTTCAGGTGCGGCAATACCTCGACCAGCTGAGTTATTGGCTCGGACTATGTATCGACGACCTTCTGTGAACTGTAATTCTTGAAATCCTTTACTTTCCAGCTTTTTAGTAAACTCGGCAGCTAGTCGGGGAGTTGATTCGATAATTCCGTAAATCTTGTAAAAGAGTTCGGCTGAAGTTGTGAGCTTGTGGGCCGTGTGGACTTGTAACTTTTCCTTGAGAACGTAAATCCTAAATAAAATCTGAAGCGCCATAAAGGTAGATTTACCTTGTTGACGTGCGCACAAAAGGGTTACGACTGGATGAGCCCATCGGCCGTCCGGCTTGTATTTGAGCGAGTGATGGGCTAACCATTGTTGCCAAGGGAGCAACTCAAAGCCTATTTCTTCGCAAAATTTAATCATTTGCTCGCCGTGAGAAGGTAAATCGCTCAGTTTTGTGTGAATTCGAGGGTTTGGCACACCTCGGTAAGCCGATTCGTCCCTAACTCGGGCGATCTGAGTTGATTCAGTCATTAAATTCCATTTTAGTCCGAATAATGCTTGGCCGAGCCATTTTCAGGGAAAATCTTCCCGATGGGGGTCGTGGGTTTCGGTGTGCGCTCAAA